GCATTAAACGCTGCGGGTGAAATTGTCGAACCGAAAGATTTAAAAGGCAAAACTCCTAACGCTCATATTATCGTGCGTGACCACTGGCAAAACGCCGACCAAAAACAAAATGTTGTTAAGTCTTGGGTAATGCCAAAAGCAGGTGCAACAACAGAAGAACCGACATTGCCTGAAATTGATAGTCATGACGTTAATGCGCCTTATGACTCGGATGTGCCATATTAGAACGGTATATATTTGAAGTTCCGTTTTAATAGTGTTATAATTGGCTTTATTTTAAATTTGAGATAAAGCCATGATTAATACAAAAATATGCTTTAAATGCAATTTACAAAAGCCTATTAGTGATTTTTATAAACACAGTAAAATGAAAGATGGGCATTTGAACAAATGCAAGGAATGTACTAAATCAGATGTAAAAAACAGTATTGAAAATAATAAGGAGCATTATATTGAGTATGAGAAAAAAAGAGCTAATTTACCACATAGAATTAAAGCAAGGTCTGAATATGCAAAAACAGAAGCTGGGAAAATAGCAGGTCAAAAAGCTAAAGAGAAATGGACGGAAGAAAATGTAATAAAAAGAGCTGCAAGCACAATAGTTGGAAACGCCGTCCGTGATGGAAAAATAATAAAACCATTAAATTGTGAGGGATGCAACAGCACACCATCACGGTTACACGGACACCATGACGATTACAATTATCCCATGACTGTCCGTTGGCTTTGTTCTAAATGCCATACTGCATGGCATAAAGAACATGGCTCTGGAATAAATGGATAATCAATAGGACTAAACGCCAAGGACGGCACAACCACAATAATAATTTTTGGAGAAAGACAATGGCAGAATTTAATAATAAAAAAACAACTTATTTGATTGAATTTACACATAATGAGGTAATTTTTCTAAGAGGACTTACACAAAATAAGCGCGATGATTACCCTGTACATTTTGAAAATGAGCGTGAAAATGTTTTTAATGCGTTAAATGACGCTATGGAGAAAACACAATGAGCATTAAACTTTACGAATTAACCGACGCTTACACCTCAGCTCTCGACTTGTTCACCGACCCTGAGCAATCATTTAACACGGATTTAATTGCTGACACGCTTGAATCAATCGAACTTGATTTTGATGACAAAGTGATAAACACAGCCAAAGTGATCAAGTCAATGCAAGCCGAAGCTGACTCGATAAAAGCGGCAATTGCCCCAATGTTAGCACGTCAAAAAGCGATAGAAAATCGCATTGACGGCATAAAAGCATATCTCCTGCATAATATGCAGAAAGTTGGTAAAAAGCAGGTTAAAAGCCCTTGGCTAACTGTCAATGTACAAGCATCACCAAAAGCGTTGAATATTTTTGATGAGTCAAAAGTTCCAGCTGATTTTAAGCACGAAATAGTAACGATACAAACCGATAAAGCAACGATTAAATCATTGATTATTGCTGGAACGCCTGTGGATGGGTGTGAGGTTGTGCAGGCTGAGCATTTGAGGATTAAATGATGCTTAAATTTAAATCACACATCACACCGCATTATTATCAGTCAGACGCTAAAGTCGCGTGTTATGCGCGGTTTAAGGAGGACAAGAACGCCAAGCCGATTATTGAAATGGAAACGGGGAGCGGTAAATCAATCGTGCTTGTCGATTTATCCATTGATGCTGTCAACTGGAAACGTAGGGTTTTACACCTGACACACTCAGAAACGCTTGTTGACCAAAACAGCAAAGCAATGATTGATTGCGTTGATGGTCATGTTGATTTAAGTATTTGCTGTGCTGGATTGAAAAGTTATGACTTAAGCGGTCAGGTAGTTTTTACATCAATCCAAACAGTGGCGAACCGTTTGCATGATTTACGCGCGTTTGATTTAGTCGTCATTGATGAGTGCTTTTCTGGAGAAACATTAATATCTACACCAAATGGAAAAAAGAAAATTAATGAAGTGAGAAGCGGCGACATAGTATATAATAGCACTGGAACTGGAGAAGTAATGTCGGTTTCAGTTAAAAATCACAATACTATTTACAAAGTGAGACTTACCAATGGAAAAGAAATCGAGACCACAAACAACCATCCTATATTCACAGAACACGGATGGACTAGAGTTGAAAAATTGGAAAAACGGAATTGCGTTTTTAGCATTCAAGATATGCGAAGAATGCGGAGGAAAAATAACTCCAATTCGACCAAACGGAAGGATTGTAGCAAAATCAATGTTTCTTATAACCCGTTTTTGCTCAATCTCTTGCTCCAAAAAGAAAGAGAATGCTATGTGGATGGATGGAGTAAAAGAAAAAATGAGCGAAACATTAAAAAGAATTGGTCACAAACCAATAACCCATGGCGGCAATGGAAAAGAATTAACAGAGCCGCAAAAACAAATGGCAGAAATTTTAGGCATCGGGTGGGAAACAGAGCTACCGATAAAAACGAATGCGGGACATCGGAATGGTGTTTATCCGAACTGCTACAAGGTAGACATTGGCAACAAGGATTTAAAAATAGCTATAGAGCTGGACGGGGAATCGCACAACGGGAAAAGAAAATTGTTAGACGTGAAAAAAGACAATTTTCTAAAATCGTTAGGGTGGAGGGTGTTACGATTGAAAAATCAGGAAGCAATACGCCTATGTACAATTTACAAGTCAGCGGACACCCTTCTTATTTCGCTGGAGGGGTATTAGTACATAATTGCCATTTAATCAGTGTATACGATGACACGCAATACCATCGCACATTGTCAGACCTGCTTATTAAAAACCCCCGCTGTAGAGTTGTTGGTTTAACGGCAACACCGTACCGATTAAAGCAAGGCTGGTTATTTTGGGCGGTTGTTAAACGTGGCGATACCGAACCAACACCGCCATTTTTTACCGATATTTGTTATAAAACTGACACGGCAAAACTGATTGAGCAAAAATATTTGTCAATGCCAGTAACACGGCACACTGTTATTAATGCCGATGTTAGTCAATGCAAGCTGGCAAGCAATGGCGATTTTAAAACAGCCGATGAGGGCGAAGCATTAAGACAGATTATCCCATCGGCAATACGGGAAATTATCAACACTAATTTTGACTGTCAACGCGGTAAAACTATCATCTTTGCAAGCACTATAGAAAACGCTGAATTGATCGTACACGAACTGCACAGTCATCGTATTAAATGCGCGTTAGTCGTATCTAAAAACTACGATGATTTTGAAGAAATAGACGAATCAGGAAGACCATTGACAGATAGAAGTGAATCACTAGCATGGTTTAGCGAACCCATAGACTATGACAATCCGCGTTATCTCGTGAATGTTGGAATGTTCGTGGCTGGAGTCAATGTTCGAGATATTGACCATGTAGTATTGCTTTATGCCACGATGAGCAACAGCAAACTAAAACAGACTGTAGGACGTGGGTTTAGAACTGCCGAGGGTAAAAAAGATTTTATCGTGTCAGATTTCGGAACCAATATAGCCAGATTGGGAGCAATAGATAACCCAATTATCAAAGCAAACGGTAACGGCGAATGCCCAACAAAACAATGTCAGGCAATCAAAGAAATTGAGGGCATAGAGATCAAGTGCAACACGCACAATTTACTGACTGCCACACACTGTATTGAGTGCGGCGAAGAGTTCTACATTGTCGGTGGTAATGACAAATACACGCCCCTGTCCGAAGCAGTTCCGCTATTACAGCATCAACAGGAAGAAATGGATTATTACTCGCCTGTAACAACATGGGATTTTAGCGAACACGTTTCGGCTAAAGGTGGCAAGTCGCTAAAGCTACGATTTTTTAACAATGAAGAGCACATAGGCAATCATTGGTTTCAGATTCGTGCTGATAAATCAGGCTGGCGTGCGCATAACATTGAAATGCTTAAAGGCTTTTTTCATGATGAACGGGATTTTTACAGTAATTTAAAAACATTTGAAACAGCGGAAGTATCGACCGTTGCTGATATTTTGAACCGCTCTTACGATATGGCTTGTAAGCCAATCATCGGTGTGCGGTATAAAAAAGAGGGTAGGTTTACGAAGCTCACTGATATTGAGCTACAAGAGGATTAAAAATGGCAATAAAAATACCGTACCACCTGCACCCGATTGAAACATTAACCAGCGAAGATTTACACCAATCAGCTTTAATTTCTTGGTGTGAGTCAAAAGAAGTAATGATTAAATACCCCATGCTGAAATGGCTATTTTCTGTCCCGAATGGCGGGAAGCGTGGCGCATCAACAGCGGCAACAATGAAGCGTACAGGATTAAAAGCTGGTGTATTAGATTTGTTACTACTCTATCCATCAAACGGCTATCACGGATTAGTAGTAGAACTAAAATATGGACGCAACAAGCTAAGCAAAGAACAACAGGATTTTATCTGGCATCATGAGCCTTTGAGGTATCGGTGTGTTGTGTGCTGGTCGTGGCTTGAAGCAAAGCGTGAAATTATTAACTATTTGAGCGAGTTTTGACCATGAATCACATAACACAATACAAAAGCACCAGACCGAACGTGGGCATTATTTACGGTGGGATTGTTGCCCACACAGCAAAGCTGTACAAATCAATATCAGAGCAACCAGCAGAACAAAAGCACACACGCAACACCAGCGCAAAGGAACACTACACCGCTGAAATTGAATCATTCATGCGTATGCCCGATGAGTTCCTGAAGGGAAAACAAGGGCGTGAGGTTTTTGCTGTTACTGAAGTTGCAGAATATCTAGGGCTATCATCACACCACACCAGCCGCCATTGCCCAAAACAATACTTTGCGGCAAATGGCAGAAATAATTTGATGTTTCGTGGCTTGCTGAAAATCGGTGGTGTGAACGTGCGCGGGATTGCGGTAAAAAATCAGTTTATGTGGCATAACGCTACGCCGATACAGGTTAATGCGCACATAAAGAAGTTTATTGATACAAAATAACAAGCAAAAAAAACCCGCAATCATTGCTGATTGCGGTTTTTTTATATAGATGCTAGTCAACTTTTACAGTGGTGAGTTCTGTTTTAGTAACACACGGATATGTGAGCGGTTATTATACCGCCTTTTGCTTGCTCATTTTTTGCACTCCTCATGCAAAAAGATTATTGGAAAAGCCACACAAACGGCAATAGCATAAATTTGTATTGCGGATAATATTTACTCACAGAGTCAATCGTTTCTTTTTTTACTCTATAATGTATTAAATTCATATGTCCCCTTGGTTTTCGCTCTACGCGCTTCTTGCGCAATATCCGCATCAATCAACGCTCTGATGTATAAAACGCCACCATGTGACTCATATCGTGCTAAATGTGCATCCGACAGCCTAAAGCTTATGCGGTTGCGCAGTGGTTTCTTGTGTCGTACTTGTATTGCCATTATCATTCCTATTTTGTTAATGTTGGCTTATCATAACACGTCATACAAATGTATGACGAATAAGTTGACAATAAAATCCATCGTGCTATTATTTCAATCACCGAAACGGTAAAATTTAAACAACAAGGGGTCTGAAATGAAACGCAAAAACAATAAGACAATCTGGCACAAAATAACAATGTCATTGTTCAATCGCAAGGCTTTGGAATCTGTTTTTGACCTGCACTTATGCGCAATTGAATCAGTTCAGCCGTTTTATCAACGTGGGGCGCACAAATGAATAAAGAAATTAGGCGCGGCGTAACATATTGGCTTGTAATATCACTTTTTATAGCAGATATTTTAAATCCTGATATTGGATTATTAAAGACGATGGTTTTTATAGGCTTATGCTTTTTGATTAATGAGGTTTGAATTGAAAACACCAGCCCAACAAACCGCTGACAAACGCCATAACCTCCTGTCACTGCCAACAAAAAGAGCCAACCACGCAACACACAGCAACTTGTGATTGCACCGCGTAGAAGTCAATTATTACCATATTGGAGTTATAACGATGGAAAATGAAAAACAAAAAATTGAAATTAATGTAATAGTACCAGTAGGATTTAAAATCGCAGAAATTTATCAAGGCGATGTCACAACACACATTTTCGATGATAAAAGCGGGATGGTCGTTAATTGTCTGCTAAATATTGTTCCAAATACTACCAATGACCAGCGAGAAGAACTGGTGACTGAACAAGAAAAAAAAGAACTAGAGGCATTTAAAAAATGGTGGGATAAAACAGATCACCCTGTGTCGTACTACGAAGGGATTGAAAAGGCTGAGGATGCGTGGCTGGCGAGGGCAAGACTGGAAGCGGGAGACACATTGGAAGATCTAATCGCACAAGCCAAAGCCGATAAAGCGGCTTATCCTCAGGTGTGGTTTTATGGATGGGAAGCCATGTATTCAGAGTGCATGGGACTTGATGGGATTAATCGTGAAAAATGGGGACAATGTATTATGCCACCTCAAAGCGATAACCCTCGTTATTACCGCCGCCACCCACTCGCCGATATTATCATGCAGTGTGAGCAAGATAAACGTGATTATCCTGATTTTTGGTTTAAGTTGTGGCAATTTTCAGACCCATTAATTGATAAACCAGTTTGGCATAATCTTGAGTGGGAAAATAAGCCAATATTTGATGCGTTTTGGTTATACCGACAACACCCGCACCGCGACCTAATAATCCAGTGGCACGGTTGTAGTGATGCTGATAAATTGCGTTGGCAATCCAAAGCACGCGGTAGTCAGTGGTTTGACTCAGATAATCCAGAGTGGATAGATTCCAATGAATACCGCCTACGCCCACGCACCTGCAAAATAACCCTACAAAATGGCACAGTTTTTGAATATCCAGAGCCAATTAAATTATGTGCGGATAATACTGAAACGTACTTAGTGCATGTAGACAGTGGCGAAATATACACAAATATTTTTAACAATAATTGTGGTCAGGATTTAATGTGGTTGAGTCTAAATTTACTACATGATAACGAACAAGCAGCACAACAACACCTTTTAGTGTTGCAAGCAATCAACGCACAACAGGCAGTTTAACTACAACGCAGATAATTGGTGATTTATGAATAAAAAAGAATGGTACGAAAACATACCTAAAAATGGAATATTATGCAGAATACACGATGATAATTGTGAATTTAGTGAGATATTCGTCATTGAACAGCGACATATAACTGAATTCTCTCAAGAAGAAATAGACGGATTAACGCCATTAACCGCCGAAGAAATATGGCAGTTTATGCCTTTGCAGGATATTAAACTAAAGCCATTCATAGAGCTATTCGACCACGATGTAAAAATTTATGGTGATAATGCCTATTTAATGTGGGAATTTAGAGATGGATTTAACTTTGAAAAATTTACAGTGTTTGAAAGTAACGCCGCTTTTAATGACGCGATAACTCAAGGCGTTCCAGAGTATAGACGCAAAAACTCAGCCGCCCTACCATTTGACCTTGAAAGGGCGAAAAATGGTGATGTTGTAGAGTGGTTTAACGGTAAAGAATGGGGCGAGTGGGATTTTTTAACTAATGATTGCCCAGATTATACGGTTCATTACAGAATGAAATACCCCAAAAAGGCAGAGATATGATATTCAGATACTTATCGGCAATTATTGTTTCGTTAGTCATTTCTTTTGTAGCTCATAAAATTATTGCAATCCCAGAGCTGTATTTTATTATCGGTGCGATTGATGCGTTTTTTGTCCTTGCTATTTTTGGTAATTTAAAGGAGTACGATAATGACTAACGATGAAATAATGACTTTAGAAGGTGATGCGCTGGATTGTGCGGTTGCTGTTGCGCATGGGTGGAGCGAAGTGCTAGAAACGCTAACAAGTTATAAAGTGTGGAGCTATAATGTTGAGTTATGGAGTCGTTACCACCCATCAACCAATGGAAAACAGCTTTTGGAAATTATAGAACGCGAAAAAATAAGCGTCCTCCCATGCGCGCCTGATTTATGGGAATCTGAAAAAGCCATTAGAACCGAAACAGGCGATAATTTTTTTATGGCGCACGGGAAAACAATCGGGGAAGCAGTCCTACGCTGCTACTTGCTTAGTAAACAATGGGGTAATAATGGCTAATCGACCGTTCGCAGTTGGTGATATGGTAATTGTCTATGGTCAACCATCAATTATTACTAAAGTAGGAATAAATATGATTTATTCAAAAACTGGCAATTTTTATTTTGATGAAATCACAGCAATCCGCACCCCACGCAAAGGCGGACAAGAAGCGCGGGATATTGTGGCTTCTTTAAAATGGAGGGCTAGAAATTTTAAACGAAAAATAAGCGACAATGTAAATTACCGCGTGATGTATGAAATCGTTATCGGTGATTGTGAAATAGCTAAATCAATGCTTAAATAGCCGCTTAGTCTTAACCAAGGCTAAACGGCTTAAACATTAAGCTATTTTACAAATATAATCAAAATACACGGTGCGCTGAATATTCGCATTAGTGACACTTACACCAGCGGTAGCAACTGTCACTGCTGGTGCTTCATAAGCTATCGACACGTCTGCCGATGCTGGGCTAATTGATACGCCTGTAACGCTATTTTCTGCGGTCGCTGTGCCAAGCCATACGCCTACTGCTGCCGTACCTGCAAATGATAATGATGGATTAGCAACCGCACCATTCAACAGATTATGACCATGCCCGGGATCGCTAACTGCATGAGTATGTGACCCGCCCGCACTACCAGGGTGATTATGACTCGCTACCGTACTTCCTGCGTGGGTGTGACTTGGCACAATTGCGTCATCATTACCATAAATTGTATTGCCTAAATGCGTGGCACTTGATACCGCCATAGCGCAACCCTCTATTCCTGTCACATGAGCATTACTTAGTTTTACCCAGTCAGTATGATCCGCTAACCACGCCGCTAGTGTCGTTCCCATTATTGCAGGGATAAAAGGCTGTGTGTAGCCGACAGGAAACGCTGCCCACTTTGCATCATTACTGCTTGTTGATGTATTAAGCAACACCGCCTTGTCTGTCGCTACATCATAGATAAATTCTGCATATTGCGGTATTTCACCCACACCAAGCACACCTCCGCCATTTTTTACAATCGTTATCGGTGTCGTGTCGTCAATAGTCAATGTGGGCGTGGTGGTTGTATTCGCTGCTGTTGTTTTGACAGTAAAGCGTGTACCGCTATCGTTAGGTATAAAAGCAGGGTTAAAATTGACGATTAGCGCGTCACTTGTTCCCGTGTTTTCAGCAAAATAATTTATTTTTGGAACGGCTACATTGATGCTATCAAGTACCGAATAATAAGCCTGTGTTGTGTATTCAGTAATTGTACTTGTGCCGTCCATTAGCATAACAACAGTTGTTAAGTCTGTACCACCGTCATAAGTTGCTGTTTGGATTGTACCGTATTTATTATTACTAACGCCAAACTTCATGCGCCGACCAGCAGTGAAAATCACATCCCATACGCCAGCAATCGTAAAAGTTTCGCTACCTACGGTGCTAATTGGCGTGGTAGTGGCAATCCATACGCCCAACTCACTGGCTGCCGCTGGGTTCGCTGGTGGTATGCCGATATAGTCAAGCTCATAAATGACATTGCCTAGCGCGTCTTTAACGATTGCATCATAGTTATCAAGGATGTCTAACCAGATAGGCTGCACGGGGTAGCCTTGGCTGTTTAACATCACTGGGTTAGTGTTGGCAATAATGCCCAACTCGTCAACATAGACCGCTGCGGGTGTCGTTGTTCCAGTAAGGTATATAGTTACACTGCCGCCGTTATTGGGTAAGCCGCCGTTTAGTGAGTTTGTTTCGTTAAACCAGCTAGATAAGAAGGTGGTAGCCATTATTTTTCCTGTTTGTTGTTGAGTTTATCAGCTAAAGACCGCGCTTTAAAATCTTTTGCTGCTTTCGCCGCGCTGCCGTTTGCCGTATGTATTTTCTCACCTTGATTCACTGACCGTGACACCTTGTCGATTAGGTCGTTAGCGTCCGTCACATCATAGCCATAGTCGCGTAAACTTTCGGCTAAATCGTCATAACTGCGCCCTGTCTTGCTAATAACTGAGTGTTTTTCTATTCCCTCGGCTATCTCTGCATCAATACCGCCTAACTTTTTAATAGCGGTTAAAAGGTCGTCAGTGTCTTTAATTCCTGCGCCTTTTTGAGCTGGTGGCGTGATTTTATCGGCTAGGCTAGGCTTAGGCTTCGCATTGAGCTGATACGCACCAAACAGCATCTTAGGCTCATGAGTCGCCGCTATACCGTGTGCTTCCGCAAAGTCTAACGCCTCCTGCTCACTGGCGAATTTTTCAAACGTGCCACGCTCATTCTTCACCGTTTCGCCTAGTCGTTCAGGCGGTAATTGTTTTACTTTTGGTTTGTCGCTTCCCAGTCTTATAGTGCCTTTACCGTGTATTTGCGTTGGTTGTGGTGGAGTTTTAGCAGGGTTTACCGCTTCAAAATCAGCCTTGGCTATCGCGTCCGCTTTGCTGTAACCCTTATCTTCAACCAACTGTTTAACACGATCCGCGCGGGTGATGGTCGAACCGTCAGACAGTTTAATCATTGTTCCGCTTCCTGCGTTATCTGTCAGTTGTAAAGCATCGGCTAAGCTTCGTGGTGCTGGTTGTGGCGCAATAGGTGGCGTTGGTTCATCTGGTGTAATTGCGCTTGCTGCTGGCGGTTGTTTGCCCTTAAAAAGTTTACTAACTGCGCGTTGTGGTGCTGTCAATAACCTTTTAGCCTGTCCAGCTTTCAAAGCCATTTCGCCGACTACGCGCGGACTACTTGTAAGTAATGCCCCTGCTATTGATGGTACACCAGCCCAACCTGCCAAAGTCGCCCCCGTCATTGATGCTGGCAATACACCGCCAGCGATACCACGCGGCATAGGTGCGTTTAACGACATACCCGCCAACTCCTCCATTAAATACGGTGCGCCGTTCTCGGTCAATTTATCTACTAACGAAACCCGATGACCATAATTGGTATTTGCATCGTTACGCATGACAGACTGTAATTTTCTGATTGCGGTATCCGCTGCCGTCTTGTCTCCCAGTGATAATGCCTTGCTTATTTCTTTATTCAGTGCCGCTGCTGTGCCGTAACGCTTCATTGCGTCACCATAAGCGGGTGCTTGTTTCTCTATCTGCGTTTTGACTGCATTATAGGCTTTATCGGCAATAATCCGCTGTGGTGTACGCGGTTCGGTAGCGTCTCGCACTTCGCCCAATGATTTTTTAAGACTGTCCAACCCCTCCACCGTGTGATATTCATTTGCGGGTAATGCTTCCCACTCGTCAATAACTTGTTTGAGTTCTGCTTTAATGCCGCTGGTCTTAGTGTTAATGTTCACGCCTTTATACTGTCCAGCGTTATCAATATCATCCATCGCCGCGCGTATAGGCTTAAAATCTAGTACAGTTTTATCCGCAAAAACGGGGGCTAAATCGGCTTTATACTGCGCTGAGTTTTCGCCGTACATATTGGCATGGGCTGTTTTTGCACCTTGCAAAGTTTCCTCCGCACCTTGTTTGCCTCGCATTGTGCTGATTAACGCCTGTTCAGCATCGCCACCCTCTGCACCTGCTGCCGCCGCACGTCTAATTGATTCAGTTCCCGCGCCTGTGGTCTTTCCTAAAATGGGTGCTACAACATTACTGCCTATGCCCTGTACCGTTTTACCCGCCAATCGTGCGCCTTTTACTGGCAACATTAACGGGTTTATATTAATAGCCGCTTTATCTGCCAAACTTGCGACACGCGGTAAATTAGCCGCTCTCGCACCTGCACCCACACCACCAAAAACCATTGAAGCGTCCATTAAAACGCTGGCTGGGTCTTCGGCTATTGAGTGCTTGATATTTTCAACACCGCCATACCGCTGTTTGTATGCGTCGGCTAATGCGTCGGCTTGACTGGTATCTCCACGCGCCGATTCTGGCACTAAATGTTCCAGCCCTTGATTAACTAAAGTACCTACTGATTGCGCGGTATCAATAGGGTGCATTGCCGCTTCTGCTAATCCGCCAATCATCCGCCCTGTGCTGGGGATGATGTTAGATACTGCGCCGCTTGCAACGTCACCCCAACTCATAGGCTGTTTTTGTTCGGGTTGTGCTGCTTGTATCGGTGCTGCTGTCGGCGTTACGTCTTCCCATTCATCGGCTGTATTATTGGTGGTAGCCTGTGCCGCTGGTGTTACATCTTCCCATTCGTCATCATTGCCCGCGCCACCTGCACCGCTTGACTGTCCGCCACCTGTACTATCTGCGGGTAATCTGCTCATGATTTTATTCACATAATCCGCCGTTTGGTGTCGCCATTGGTTTATTGGGGCTTTCTTGTCGGGGTGGTGCATTAAATAAGGATTTTTCCTTAAAAAGTTTGCGCCACCATCACCGCCGTTATATGCAGCCAGTGCAAGCGGCAAAGAGCCATGTTTATTATACAAGTCGGTTAAATAACGCGCCGCCGCGTCTCGGTTCGCTACAGGGTCATTAATATCTTTACCGTTGCCGTATTGCTTCCAAGTAGCTGGCATAAACTGGTGGAGTCCTTGAGCATTTTTGTAACTTCTGGCGCGTGGGTTTCCGCCACTTTCAACCTGTGCTTGTGCGTCTAAAACATCCGCTAAACTTACCATTATTCCGCCTTAACCAATCTGGTTTCGCCTGTGCGCTTGTTGCGCTGCATTTTGTAGCCCGCTGGTATATCTTGTGGTGTGGGTGTTTTTTGTGGCTGCTGAGTATATGCAGAATCATCAAATTCACCTTTGCCATACTCCGACCTCATAGCATTAATATCGGCTTTCTTAAAATTAATAGCCGATTCGTTATAGCCTCTAATTTCCTTTAATCTTTGCTTGACTATTTTTTCATCATTTATATTTGCGAACAATTCATTCCATGCTCTTGTCGCGTCACCCTCTGTTTGTACACCGCTGTTTAAGCGCAAAGAATCATTACGCATTTTCTCCATTCCTGATTGAAAACTGGCAAGAGCGGTACTGTCATCATTTGCCGCTCCAATGTAATTGCGCGCTTTATTGGCTAAATTTCCAGTTAATGAAAGATTTAATTTTCCATCTTCTAACTGTTTCTCAAAAGTACCAAGCATATTATTCATTTGTGACGCGGTATCTATCTGGTCGCGTAGTTTTTGCTGTTCTTTTACAATCGTGGCTGGCAATGGTTTATCCTGTGCTGCCGCTTGCTTGGCTCGCTCAGTTTCCATTTTAGTGTCAAATGTCCACTGGTTTTCCATCTGTGCCGCTTCCAAATTATGCCCGTGTCGCACATCTTCCAATCCTAAAGACTGATTATAATTGCGCTCATCTGCTTGGTCGCCGTGCGCATAGTTCATCTGTGCCAATTCTTTTTGGCGGTTAAACATTGCATTTTGTTTAGCGGTTTCCTGCTCCATTTCCATAGCATGAGCTTCTTGCGCGGTGGTCAATGCTTCAACCGCCCCTAAATCAATATCCGTGTTCGGGTCATGAGGCGGTGCGCCTGTGTTCTGCATCAGCTTATCATAGCCCGTGCTGTATGTGGCGTTTGCTAATTGCTGATATTGTGGCGTGTTAGGCTGTATACCCGCTATTTGCGCTTTTTTCTGCAATACCGTTTTAAAGTCGGTCATGATTTCTTTGTGTGCCGCGCGTTGTTCGCCGCCGAACTTCAAATCATTCATTTTATTAGCGCGTTCTGTCGTATCAGCTGCCCGTGCTTCTTCGTTTTTTGCCAATTCCTGCCGTTGTTGCATTGCGTTGATCTGCGTCCATTTACTAACGGCATCGCTTAGGCTAGGAATATTTACTTGTACATCATTTGCCATAGGCACATTTAAAGCCATTTCATACTCCTATTTTCTTGTTAAGCCTAAGCCGTTCACGGCGTTGTTAGTCTGGTATTGACCAGTATTGACACCCGCGCTAGTTCCAGCCGTAGAAGCGTAGTATTTACCCGCTAAATCAGTCAAGCTACTACCAACAGTGTTACCAATTTGACGCGCTGCATTAGCGTTGTTTTGCCCTTGTCCTAGTGCCAAATTTCCCGTGTTATCGGCGTAATTCTGACTGCTACCGCTCAAATTATTGGCATAGTTGTTGTTGTTGTTAATACCCATTTGTGCCGCTTGCATTTGATACCCGCCTAGTTCACTGGCTGCATTTTGACCACTAGCCGCTAAACCAGATAGTTTATTATAAGCTCGGTCTTGATTCTGTCCGTATCGACTATACGCATTTTGTAAGCTATCCTGCCCTTGTTGGTATTGCTGTTGCTGTCTTGCGTACTGGTTTGCATAGCCTTCCTGACCTTGTTGAAACTGTTGGTTTTTACGAGCAAAGGCGTTTTGATACGCTTGCTGTCCACGCGCCCACGCATCAGCAAAGCCTGTACTCGCTTGCCCTTGGGCGTAATTGTTCGCCTCTTTAAGTGTTCTTCCAGACAGTAACCCGCCACGCGCTGCCGCTGTTCGGTCAACACCTTGTAAACCTTGCTCCAGCTGAAATTGATAGCCCGGTGTCGCTTGCAATTCTGCCAGCGTGGTAGGTGTGGCTGTGTATGTTCCCGTGCCATCATTCTTCCATTCGTCCGCTGTAAGCGTGTTACTGACTAAAGCAGGTACACCCGCCATTTGTGAGTATTGCTCGCGGGTAAACTGGTTACTGGTTGGTGCTGTGTAGCCCGCGTCATTCTGCCAATCCTGCGCAGTAAAATTCTGCGTTAAAGGGCTGCTCATGTTGCCCTGTGCATCGGGGGCTAATCCCATTTGTTGTTGTAATGCCAAGTTAGCATTAACGCCACCCTGTACAAATGGAGCAACATAACCCATCGCCGCACGGGTTTTGTCATCAATCAAACGGTTATTAGCATCGACATTCTGACCAGCGATTTTATACTGCGTTTCTGCGTTTTGTTGCTGCCCTTGCTGCGCCTGTCCAGTCGCTTTGTTCTGCGCCTTGTTTGCCATCATGGTACTTCCGACGGCTGCCGCTGCGCCCACACCTGCTACGGCTATCGCTGCTACTGTCATATCAATAACTCCTGTGCTTCTTTAAATTCATTATAAAAATCCGGCATTTCTGCGATATGATTTTCTGCGTCTTGTACCGTTGTTGCTGCGCAAGCGTGTACCGTTATCCATGTCGATTCTTCAAGCACATAAACGGCTCTTTGTGTTCTTGCTGGCGTGACAAAAAAAGCGGGGGCTATGATTGTTTCCCGTTCTCCGTCTGGCTTGACAATCTCACACCGCCCAGTAACTACCGTTGTGATGTTTTCGTATTTGTGGATTGCCGTCATTACCAGCGTATCTGCTGGCATGGTGATAATGCGTCCGTACAGACCATCGGCGAACAGGTGTGATAATTCCAACGCTACAGGTTCTTGACACATTGCCGCTTTGCCAAGTTCGTACAAGTGGTTGCGTGTTACTTCGTTATTCATTATGCGCTCTCATAAATACCATTTACCGTGATTGTATCGGATGCCGCTATTAATACAGGCACATTTGCGAGTACCCCGCCCATATATTCATATGTGCCACCTGTATAACCGATATACAAACCCGCTGTGGTCGTACTTTCTAATAACGCAAAACCAGGATATTTTAGTGGTACTGACACGTCATTAATTATCATATCCCCTATTTGTGTAGCTACTAATATGCTGCTGCTTGCTGTAACGGGCAATGAAAAAGTTGGTTGTGTTGCACCAATAACAGTAGTAGAGCCTGCTGTTAATTGAAACCTGAATGCGGTTGTTTTTTCAGTAATCTTTTTGTATGCACAGGACAATGTACCATTACCAAGCGTTATGTTTACTAGCGTTGGTGTCCAGCTTGTCCATGCCGCTTGGTCTACCCCTCCGTTTGCTACTGGCAAAATACCAGTAACACCTGTTGCCAATGGTAAACCAATTGCATTAGTTAGGTTAGCAAATGATGGAGTTGTAATATTAGGCGTGTTTAACGTGCAATTATTGGCAAAAACATTGCTTCCTGTCCCTGTCTCGTCAGTAGTCCATGCGGCAAGTTGCGACGATGTAACACCGTTTGCGGTGAGTGTGGTTGTACCAGTTGAATTACCTGTAATCACGCCAGATAATGCTGGGATGTTTGTTGTATTACCCGCCGTTAAACTTGCCGCCGTGCCTGTTAGTGTGCCGCCTAGCGTAATGTTTCCCGATGTCGTTACATTTCCAGACAACGATAACCCGTTTACAGTGCCGTTGCCTTGCACCTGCGTAACCGTACCAGTCCCAGCGATACCACCAGACGCGCTTAATGTTATTCCTCCCTCACTATCCAGCGTTAAAAACTGATTTACACTAAGTGGTGATAGTGACATTGTTTTTGCTGTTGTGCCGTCATATTGCTCTAAAATCACACTTGTTGTCACACTATCGGCATTTGACACCTGTAAATTTTTCAGAATATTAACGTAGCCATTCAGCGCGTTAGGCGTAATGACTACAGGCGTAACGCCATTTGTAATTGAGTGTATCGCCTGTACACCGATAACAACACCCGCGCTGGTCATCGTGACATAATGCCCAGTAATCGGACTATCCGCTGTAGTTATTGCCCCGCCAAGTTTAACTCGTAGGCTAATTGTCTCGGTTGCTATCATCTATAACCCCAGTGTTATGTAACCAAAAACCAGTGATTCCATGTTGGCTATTTTGTTTAATTGTGGCGTGGTAACGTGCTGATAATCGCCATACGCACCGCCCTGTAACCCTACCATGCTGTTATGTTGTGGTGTGGCGTATTGCCCGACACCATTCAAGTAAGTGTTTGCATCGCCTGACCGCGTAGGGATAAGTTTTACATTGTTCCATTGGTTTTGAGTTAGATGGTAATGTTGCCCATCTGTACCGCCTAGCAAACCGCCTAGCTTTTCATGGTCTGGAATTGCCAGTGTGCCGTCACCAGCAATAAACTTTGTCGCGTCACCGTCGAACAACGGTATTGATGCTGCGTTGTTATGTTGTGCTTCTGTAAGGTGATACCGTTCTGTTGTCGTTCCGCCTTGGATGTCTAACAGGTCATTGTGTGGGCTTGGTGAATTGCTCAAACTGTAAAGCAAGTCGATAAAAGCCTTTAGATTGGTAAAGTATGCCGCCCACGTTAAGCTCGGTAACTTGTCGGTAATCGGGTTGTTTAATGGCGGTATTGGGCTTTTTTGGCTCATGCTGATGCCTCTCCCGCTGCAATAGCTACATCAACTAATACATATTTAACTGGGTCGGTCATGCGTAATTTAATCGCCCACGCCCGCGCCTGTCCTAATCGTCTCCATTCCGCCCGGCTGGTAAACTCGCCACGCCGCCCGATTTCAGTCGGTAATCGCTCACCCCATGTATGCCCGCTGTCACGGCTAATCTGTAGATAAACGGTAGGGTTCACGCCTTGTGGTGTAGTGGGTGGGTCGTCTGCTGCAACTAAGCCTTGCCCCGTTTCCATCCATGCCCTTATGCGACTAATCAGCATAAAGTTTTGTGACGGTGCGAAAATCTGATTAAAGGTAATCTCTCTAACAATCTGCTCGCCATCCTCGGTAAAAACATCCGCGCTTAGTGTTGACAGTCGTCCATTGAGAGCTGATGAAACGATAAACTTACGCCCGACTGATAAACCGCGCTTGTACTTACTGTATTCCATGTCCCATGATGCCAAGCGTGACCATGCCTGTGCTTTAAAGTCGTATAACCATGATGCGATGCCATCAAACGTAATCTGATAAAAGTATCGCCCATTGAGCGAGTAAACAAACGCTGTAACCTCGCTGGCTGCGTACTTATTAATAATGTAAGTGATGTCGGGTGTGCTGATTTCAGCAAACGCACCGCCCGCAATTGTACCGATTGCTAACATCCCGTAGCGGTCGCGTACAAGGGCAATCATTGAGGTATTGATAACGGTTAGGCTGTCGATACTCACTAATCCGTAAGTGATAGCCGCACCTTGTATACGGTCAAATGGAAACAGCGCACCGCCGTTATTAACCCATATTTCAGTGGTCAATGAGCCAAACAGATACAAATATCCGTTGTTTGCCGCGACTGCTTTCAGGTTATCAGGTGATGATTCTGCACTGGCAAAGTCTAAAGCGTTCCACGACAAACCATCATAAACTTGACTGATAAAAAACTGCTGAGTGTTGCGCCGATTGACAATAAAATAGCCGTCTAAAAATGCGCATGAATCGCAACCGCCCTCCGGCAATTTACTGGTAATGTCGTAAATTTTATAGGCGTTTTTAGTGTCAACAATATAGCCAAAGTCTTGAGTGATGATTAAAAGCTGTGTGCCGTTGTCGGTGAAATAAGCCGTGCCGCCTATGTCGCTTGAATTGGGTAACGTTGCAATAAGGTTGCTATCGCCGTTAGTCTTGACTAAAAAAAGCTTACGCCCTTGTAACACCATCGCCCCGCTAATTTGCGGCATAGCGTACATTCCGCGTGTGACAAAGCCTGACGGATAACACAAAAACTCTGCGCCCGGTGTGCCGTAAGCTGCTACGGGGGCGCGGTCTGCTTCTGTGGGTATGTCAAAATAGACGTTAAGTCGGTCTTCCGCGCTTATTGTCAGTGACTTGCTTTTGACGTTATTGCCGAATATGCGGAGTTCTGCGCCCATTATCTTCCCTTGTAGCTATCTGAAAAGATATTATACCGCCCACCACTACCCATTAATACGGGGTCGGTTTGCATTGTCAAAGGTCGTGCGTTTGTGCGCATAATTGACCGTTTAGCCTGATTCGCAATATCGTAAATGTTTTGGCTGGCTGTCAGTTGATAGCTCGGTGCTAGTTCAATCGCTAACAACGCTACAAGCATACGATAATAACCCTGCGGCAAAGCTACAGAATCGGCAACAGTGACGAACTCCGTTAGCTGTTTGTAACTGTAAAACGTGACAGGTATTGCACTCGACGGGACAGGGTAAAACGTGACATTATCCAGCGGGTATGCGCCGTCAATGTAGCAGTATTGCGGGTAATTGGTTTGTAATGTTTTGAGCGATATGGCTGCATAATCATCGTATTGAACAATGGCTACAGGAAAATCTATGTTTCCAGCTGTGCCAGTGATTGCAGTAGTACAGGATTCAACGGTGATGGGTCTAGGGCTGTTAAAGTTACCACCCGTTCCCCATGTGTATGTGGCTTGACCACCAACAAGGTTAAAATCCTCTTTTGTAACCGTGTTAATCGTTAAGTTATCGTTTGCGATTGACTCGATTAGCGCGTTCAGTGATCGTAGTGCAGTGTTCGATTCTTCGGCGGTTAAGATGGTGTCAGGCGAATAAACCATTAACATAGTCAATGAATCCTGTATAAGGTCGCGGGCTGATACAAGCATGATTTATTCCTTATTGGATGATGAAACCCACGCGGTTAAGCGTGGGCTGGTGTTGCGGTATTAAACTACAGTTGCGTTAGCCTGAGCTAATGCACATGGACGCCATACAGTGATGGTATAAATCTCGCCCGCTGTGGGTGTGATACTGCCTGCTGTCGGGTTGATAAACTGAATACTAATTGTGTCCGCTGCACTTACGCGGCATGAGCCGATAGCTAAACCAGTTTGTGCTGTTGGTTTATATACGTTCAAAATAACGTCACGGGCTTGTAAAGCGTCACCCATTGATAGACCTGTTACGGTAAAAGTTTGCTCGGTTGCTGACACTGCCGCGCACGCTGCTGGTGTCAGTGCGAGAGAAACCATTGTTAAATGTTCAAAGTTGGGAATTGATGCTGTAATTACGTTAGGAGCTGCGCCTTGTGCTGGCATGGGTAAATCCTCTTAAAATTGGTTAAATATGACTCCAAACCTTACGGTTTTTTATCATTGATACAAGGGAAGTTGATACATTATATCTTATCCCAGTTAATCTATTACTTTCGTTTGACGCTCTGATTAGTAAAACAGTTTCTTCGGTTAGTTTAGCAGAAGCGTTCAAACTTCCTTTTCTATTTACTTCTGCTTTTTCAGCTTTATTTATTGATAAACCAAGGTGACTATAAGTCTTTCCTGATTTTATAAGCTCAATAACTCCTCGACTTACATTAAATCTTTCAGATAATGCCCTAACTGATTCAGCTGATTCTGCAACAATTTTTACTTGTTCGTCGGTTAGTTTAGGTGGTGCGCCTTGTGGTCTTGCTCGCCCTCTGCTAATCATATCAATCATATTCTGCTTATTATCGCCTAAATATAAATGACTTGGATTAACGCAACTAGGATTATCACAATGATGCAAAACCATTATTTTATCTGGTATTTCACCTTTAAAAATAATGTGTGAAATTCTATGTGCTAATTGCTCATTTCCATTAGGTAGCGAACCATAACCTTTAGCGTTTTTACTACCTGTCCAATCCCAACATTCAGCGTCACTTAGCTTTGTAACAAACCTCCAAAAGCGTTCTTCAATCGGTTGTTTGTGACTAACTAAATCAACAGTTCCTAATCGTTTGAATCTGGCATAGTGGGTATTGCAATAACCATGCCCTTTAATCTTTGTTACTGTACAGCCTTCTACTTTACACATAATGTACCCCTTGTTAAATGAGGGTACATTATACTATAAAAGGTTATTTGTGTCTAGCCTGTTAGACGGGTACTGAGTTCAGGGTACAATGCCTTATAACCGTACAATACATCAATACGACTAAAAAAGTTATCTGACTGAATGTCGTACTGGCTAATCATACGCAACGACAAGCCCGCTGCTTTAGAACTGCCGCGGGCTGCTTCGTTTACACCTTTGGGCAGTGGTAAATCCGCACACGCTAATGTAAAGGCGTTTTTGTGCATCAAGATGTTTTGTGGTGCTACTGCTGCATTCAAGCCGCTCAAAATAGTACAAGTTGCCGATGCTGCGATAGTGTTTGTGGTGCTTGTGACGTTTTGGAACGCACCGCTAAAAATCGGATAAGGCATGATTGATACGGAAGTAGCAGAAGCCGCTGTATCTGCCATAACAACAAAGTTTTGCAGTGAACCAGTACTCATGCGTGACTGTGGGTTGACCGCGTACACGTTGGCAATTGTGAAAACAGTACCAGCAGTTAATGTGCCAGTAATTGCCGCCGTTGCTAAAGCGAATGGTGTTGTCGCGTCTGCTTGTACGGTATTACCGCCACCTTGAGCCGCTGCACTAACAGCAAAAGTGCCGTTTTGTGTACCAGCCGTGTGCATCGGTACGTTTTGATCCATGTAAAAATCAAAGCCCAATACGTTTGAACCCATACGACCATTTTTATAAATATCGCTAATGGTTTGTTGAGGGTTAAACAGTGTAGCGTTAGCAGTAACCAAGCCAGTTTGTGTAGCTGGGTTGATAATAGCTGACCGTTTACCGTCTCGCGGTGCGGCGTTTTCGTCTAACTTTTGCTGACCTTGGGCAACGGCTAATAAAGCCTGTGCGCTTGTTGGTGTGCCTGTCAACTGTCCGACTGTCCCGACAAAGTTATAGGTATTTTTATACGCCATTTGCAATCCGTCATAGTCGATTTTATTCGCTAAGGCTGCCATTGCGGGGGTAATAAAGCGCGATTTAAACTCGTCAATATTCAATGCCAAATCTTGTGAACTGAATGATAAATCAACGTGCGCTTGAGTAGTTAAGGTAACAGGTACATAAGTTTCAACGCTTGATTGCGGCACTAAAGCTTGACCGACTGTAACAATGTTACGCGCTGGTTTTCTGACATTTACTGTTGCGCCGATTTTACCGCCACCGCCGTTAAATTGGTCATCATAAGAGCGGTCGATATTGTTCGAAAATGTGAGTTGGTTTTCCAGAACGTCTAAGGCGTTCATGGTGATTTTTGAGGTGGTTAATAGTTGGTTTGCCATTTGATAGCGTCCTATTGAAAAAAGTTAATTTCTCAGTTAGGATTAGCGACCAACCTTTTAACGCTATGTATTCACTGTATTTGATGTGTCATTTAACGCATGATTGCGATATGTTTGATTTGTGCGGGTCTTCCTCATCCCAGCGCATGGGGTCAAAGTTTTTACACTCCCCCTGCCTTTTCTACCGCACTCAGGATCTGCTCGGTTTCGATTGCTCGATATATTTCTAAACTACTTTATTTATTAGCTTTTGTCAATAGGTAAAACCCATAAAGAGCATCAAGTCACACTATCATTTCGTCTAACTTGGCATCGTATTCGGTAATAATGCGTAATGATATACCGTCATGCTTTACTATATCCGCGCCATTAAAGCCATTGGGTAGCTTTAAATCTCTAAAAAATAATGAAACATCTTTACCAGTCGATTGTTTTATCTGTTGATGCTGACTGTTTATCTCATCAATCAAGTTATTAACCGCTTTAACAATAAATTTATCGTGAAAGTCTTTAAAAGTTAAATCTGCATGGCATAGATTAGGATAATTAAATCCAGAATGAGATTGCTTAATAATTAATGGCTCATTATCGTCTTCTGGCTCAACATCAATTGTTAATAATTTCTGAAACATTTCAAAACAATTATTAGCTAACTGACTTGCTGTGATGTAGTTTAATGTTTTTTTCATTTCGCCGCCTTTGCCGCTTTCCAAGCATCATAATCCATCGCCTTTTCTGCCGCTTCAATTGCCGCCGCACCTGTCAATACCGCTTTACCACCCGATACGGGCGTAATAGGTTTTGCTGCTTGGCTAATTCTTGCCGCTGGTGGTGCAGTTGTACCGCTTGCCCGTGCTGATAACGCGCCTATTTTCATTAGGCGTTGCGCTGGTGTCATTACTGCCAATTGATAAAGCAAGTCTTCATCGTTGCCAATCTGGTAAATAATTTCAGGACTATTTTCAAGTTCAATAATGGCGTTCAATACTAACTGGTCGTCAATAATACCAGAATCATCAACTGCACGGAAAACGTCATCATAATCAGTATGGGTTTCTCTAAAGGCGTTTTCTCTCGCTTTTATTGTCTGTACCTGTGTTTGTACTGCTTGCTTCGTTTCCCGTTCGGCTAACGCTTGCGCTATTCTGTCGCTGACTCTGGCATCATTCCATGCTTCAAGCGCATCTTGATAATCATCGTTAAACTTGCCGCCTACAAAGTCGGCTGGGTTCGGTTTGTCTGCTGGTGCAATAACAGGTTGTGCTTTTTCCGCTTCCTGAGCCGCTTTCCATTCCTTAAGCTCGCGGTTTTCGTTTGCTAACTGGCGGATTCTCGACTGCGCATCTTTCTTTTTGGCTTCGGGCGTTTGTTCGGTTTCGGTTTCGGTTTCGGTTTCGGTTTCAACTGCTTCTGGTTCTGGTGTCGCCACTTCATCAGTGACTGCCGCTGGTAGCTCTGGCTCGTTGCTTAAAATGGTGTAGCGTTCTGGTGGTGTGTATTCTGCTGTTTCTTCGGTCATTTTGTTTCCTACATTACTGGTTTACTTTAAAAGCGTTCATAATCCGCTTTTGCTAATGCAGCTTGTTAAGCATTGCTATTATTTCATTAATAGTTTCTTTTACTGATATTTCTTTGTCTTGAAATAAAACATAACTTCCTTTTAGTGTTGACTTCTTAAAAATACACGAATTAATAGGACAAATTATTGGTCTGTCATCAAACAGAGTTAATACAATGTGTGATGGTGGTGTGTGTATTGTATCCGTCATGTTATCGCCTTTGTGTTGTCGTGACTAATTGGATTTTTAGCATTAATTGCTGGTCGCAATGCTTCTGATATTTTTGCTGGTGTTAGTGGCATAAATGAATCAATATCATTAAATATAGCGCGTTGGCTGTGCATGGAAATAGCAAGACGATGATAATTAGTGTTTTCATGGTATTACCTTAAATTCTTTGTCTTTCCACGCGTTATTATAAGCATCTTGCCCACGTTGCCACATTTCAAGCTGTTCTGGTGTCAATTCCTGCTCTCCACAAGGTTCTAACGGTAAAGCGTCCATTTTTGCCATAAATTCTTTATCTTCGCAAAATTTGTGTAATTCTGTTTTCATCATCATTCCCCAATAAAAAAGCCCGAAACCATCTAGAAGTTGCAATACTAGACAATAAACGGGCTTTTATAAAATTGTTACGTCGTTGCAACCGACAGTTAAATTATACTCTTTTTCAATAACTTCACGTTGTTTTTCATCAATAACACCTAAAAAAAATGAGTGTTTTACCGCTTCAATATAATCAGGGTGTTGGTGTAAGTTCTGCTTGCTCAATGTTCTGTGGTTCTTGTGGGTTTAAATCCATGCTCATTCTATGTTGCGCTTCGATGATTGCCAACTGCCGCGCGTGTTCCGCGTCTGCCATATCGCTGGCGTGTCGCTCGATTTCAAGCGTGGTAGGCTCAATTCCTGCTTGAGTTCCAGCTTCAATATCAGCAATGGTTTTTATACGTTTTGTCTCCGCGTCATACTGTTTAATAGACAAGTCCAACATTTTAAGCTCATGTTCATCTTCAAGCTGTGCAATGTGCTTACTCATTTCTTCCATTTGTTGTGCCATTTCCTCCATTTGCTGGGTGGCTTGTTCCATTTGCGGGTCTTGCTTTTGTTCCTGTTCCTGCAATGGTGCGGGTAACATTTTCTTCATGCGCTCGGCTATTGCGTCACTACCTGCCCAATCCAAGTTTTTAACAATCAAGTCGCCAGCAATCGGCATAATATCTGGATATGATTGTACCAATTGCATCATGCTTTCGGCTGATTCTTGCCGTTTAGTTGCGTAACTTGCTCCCACATCTGCATAAACATCGTAACGCCCAACTGAAAGATTGTATATTTTCTGTATTTCGCCGCGTTCATCTTCAATCTCCTGCTTTGCGCCTTGTATTTCTGGGTTAATTTTAACGTGGTCTATTTCGTCGTCCTCACCGATGATGCGCATGATGCGCTCGGTGTCGTAGACTTTTGGTATCCACTCAACAAGAATACGTCCAGCTTGTCTGATTGACCGCGCCATATTTGCGGAATAATGGAACGTGCCTTGGCTTGCTTGCCGTTGCAATGACAGTACCGCTTTGCCGCTCTGGTCGTTCGGGTTGTTGCCCAGTGACGCGTCATAAATGCCCAGTGACGACTTAATATCATCAATCGCCGCCTGTTTAGCATTGACTATGCCTGTTGGTACTTGCGCTGGGTCTTGTCGCTTTGGCTGGGGTAGTGCTTGCCCTTGCTGGTCATACGCATTAAAAGGCAGTACGGAAGTCGGGGTTCTATTTGCCGCACTCCATTCCTTTTCATAGCCTTGTATAGATTCTGCTGACGCAATCCACGGCGACAAAGGCGACAACGCCAGATATTCAGCTTCACAGCTCGACTGATAGTTGTACAGTTGTTGAGGGCTTTTACCGTGTCGTGTCAGTCCGTAAATTGTTCGCTTGCCGTCTGCCCAAACTTCATTCCCAATGCAAGGGATGATAGGAATTGATGTTATCGGTAGTTCGGTGCTTTCAAGGATAGAATCCGCGCCTATTTTGTACCACATCACAGTAGTTCTGCTTGATTTGCGGCTGTCTTTTACTTGGTCGGTTTCTACTAGCTCACTATCCCAAACAACGCGCCCATCAGTTAAAACGTGTATTTTTTCGGGCTTTTCTTTCTTTTCAAAGTATTCAAAGACCCGCACAACCTTTTTATTTGTCCAGTCGCTATCCAAAGCACCTGCCGCGTCCCAACCCGCCGATTCTTCGGGGTATTGTTCATCAAAATAATCCTTTTCGACTTCTTCCATAATACCCGCCCAGCATGAGTCGCTTCCGTCTGGTTCTTCGCTGTTGGTGTCGTAAACCACTTTCATGATGTCAGGCACACGCTTAATGACTAGCTCTTGCTCCCAAGCATCATTTGTAATGTACTGAGGAATAATCCGAAAGTAACCCAAACCAGCGTCCACCATGTTAGCCGCTGCGGTTTCGTAAGCGATACCCGCGTTACTTTGGCTTTCGATGTTGCGAATGATGCCTTGTAATATCTCGGCTGTCTCAGCGTCCGCATGGTCGTCGCATGGTCTAATCTTGATAGCTGGGCGGTTCTGCCTGATTTCGTTAATGACCTGATTATTAAACGCTGCAATGCGATTGATGGTTAATATCGGGCGTTCCTGTCCAACCATTTGCCTACTTGATACCGCTGCATCGTCCCATTGATGAACACCACCAAGGCGAACGAATTTAAGGTCTCGTGACATTTCATCGCGTTGTAATGCTTCTTCGCTCATTGAAGCGGTAAACCGTTCTTTTGCGCGGGCTATCAACTTTTCGTCGGTGTCTTTTTCTGTGTCTTTTAACTTTGCCATGACTGTGCGTGACTCCTGTGTGGTATTTTTATCGGCTCTGGGCGTTCGATTCTAATCGGGAATTGATACGCAATGAAATATCCTGCGCAATCGTTCCAGTCGTCAATCGCTGGGTGAGTGGTGTATTTTTCGGGTTCGCCTTTGTCGTTATAGCCTTGCGACTCTAACGCAGTTGCTAACTCTGGGCATTTATCAGCATTAACTTTTAAGCGGTCATGTGACAGTAAGCCATTGACACAGTTAATGCGGTCTCTAACTGCTGGGTTTATGTTCTTATGTTTCACTGTCCAACCTGCGCGGCGGATCATTGCAATATCTGACTCGCTTGCGTTGGTTCGATTGCTATTGCCACTTGCGTCTGGGTAGATTGTGATGTCTAGCGTGCTGTAGCGTGTTAAGTTGTTGATAAAGTCTGTGGTGTCATGACTGACAAACTCATCAACCGCTGTCACATTATCGCCGTCGATGACAAAGACTGTCGCACACGTTCCGCCTACGTTAAAATCAAGCCCAATATGTAAATGGTCTTGCGGCTGAATTGTGCGGGTGCTTTTGTGTCTGTCGCGGGTGTAGAAGTGGTAAATCTTGTTTTGTGACAGACTGACAAACTCGCCATTTAAATACAGTTCGGCTAGTGTGCTGTCATAGTTTGCTAAAATTTGGTCGGCATAACCTTTGGGTAAAAAAGGATTGCTGTAAGTGCTTGCCTTGTACAATACATAGCCGTCTTGCTTGCGCTTAACCCACTTGTCATACACAAAGCCATTGATGCCCTGATCTGGTGTCGTGACTAAGCCTATTGTGTTCTGTGCGTCTCGCTTCTGTCTGTTGCGCTCTGATATTTTGCGCCACACTAAAGATGCTTTCTCTTTGTTCAGTGTATCCAGTTCGTCACATATCGAATGAGCCACCTCATACGCGATAATCCGCTCTGGTCTGTCATAACTGCGAAAGATAATCTTTCCGTAACCATCGCCAAGCTGAATGCTGTAATCGCTTCGGTTCGTTGTGTATTCAATGCCGATGCGCTCTAAGTCTTCCTCAACGCCTACCATTGCGCGTAACTTGATAAGGTCGTAGGTAGGCATATAATATGCCCCGTCTGCGCCTTTATCGCCAAGTAACAACAGGATTAAACGCATTGTTCCCGCTGCGCTTTTGCCACTTCCCAAACCGCCTACAATCGCTGGGTGTTGCGCTGTACTAAAACAGAACTGGCGTTGTGGTTTAGTTAGCGCAATGTCAATCATCTTGCTCTATGTCTTCGGCTCGCACAATATTGATAGTTTTCTGCGTGGTTTCGCCGCTGTGTTCAATCGCTACTTTTTGCGGTGCGTTATCGCCAAGCATATCGCTAAACACTTTAATGGCGTTGATTCTATCGCCGTCTCGCTCACTCGCTTGGGCAATGCCTTTTAAGACCTTTAGTCGCTCAATGCGTGGAAATAATAGACGTTCTGCAAGCTGGTCACGCAGTTGTTGTATTCTGCGGGCTATGTGCGGGTTGTTTATTAGCTTGTATGCTTCGCCGCTTGTCGTACTGTCCGTTGCGTCTTCCTTTACATCATAAGCCCTTATGTACGCTTCTTTTTGCGTACAGCCATCGACTATATTCTGCGCAAAATCTTCCTGTTTTGCCGTTAAAGCCATTTTATCTTCTCCTCATAAAATCAACTGGTTTTTTATTGGCAACTCGCGCAACACTGGCGCGATTAGCAGTCTCTCTACTGTGCGGTCTTGCCCACAATTTATCAAACCAGTCTTGGCTTGGTAGGCAATAAAGATTAATCGGTGGTATCAAAATAAACTCCAATAACGCCCAGCGTAGCAAGTGACCAGCACGACAACCAGTAACACTGTCAGTAACACGTCATCTTTATCCACGGCTAACAATCCCAACGCCGCCTGACAGTGACATTGCAATTAATACAATTGCTTCGGTAACATCGGGGGATGTTGTGTAGCCAAGTAGTGACGCGCTAAGCATCACGATGCCACGCCAAGTTGACGCTTCTTCTAGCCGCTCTTTAATCCAGTTCATTTCAGTAATCCCCAATACTTGTTAAACAATTTAATACGCTCGTCCAATCCTAAGCACCGCTCACCATTCACGCGGCGCGTAACTTCCTTAACTGCTTGCTCGGTTGCTCCCTTGTCGCATAAATCCCAGATTTTGTTTGATTTAAAAAACCACAACGCGGTGGCTAGAGGGTAAGCCTTAGCTACCAAGTCAGGCTCTTTGATAAAATCAATCCCTAAGCACATGCCGCATCTATCATAATTATCACGACCTGTAAGCTGTATGTAACCGCGTCCACGATATGCGTTTCCGTCCCCGCTTGCTTCGTCACCATTGCCCAGCCTGTTGGCATAGGCGCGGTTAGCGATTGCCTCAGGATTACGCGCGTATTGGTCAGCAACACCATCAAAGCGTTTGCCGAATGTTGCTAATAGCCCCTTTGCATTGTAGTTGGTATTTTCCACTGTGTGCTTAAAACCGCCTGACTCATGATCGCACTGGGCTAAAAAGTGAGCCAAACGTAATGGCGTTAAGTCGTCGAACTTTGCCTGAGTTAATTGAGCGCGGACAAAATCAGGCACGTGTCCTTTTAGTTTGTCGGCTAGTGGATTACTACTCATATTTTTTTGTGCCATAAATCCGCCAATGATACCCCAAAAATACCCATCAAATAATTAGCCCCCGCCATTAATCCAGCAAGGATAGCAACGGCTGTTCCGCTTATAATCTTGTAGCGATTTAATTCAGCGCGGGTTTCGCCGACAATCAACAAAACTTTGTCCAGCTTTTCATCATGCGCTTTCGTCGCTTCTCGCATTATATCAGCGATGTTATTGACATCTTCCTGCAAGTGTTCAATATCGTTTTCTGTCACTGCGACACGCTCTTGCAAGTCAGACATAATAAAATCCAAAATAAATGTGAGATTATCACAAGTAAAACCATGAAGCAAAAAAAACCGCTATCTGTAGGAAAGTCAGATAGCGGCTAATTGGGTCTAACAAGGAGAAAAGCATCAAAGAATCACCGTTGATGTGTGACATTATAGCTGGTGATTTATATCTGTCAAGCTAAATGGCACAAATTGAACAACCGCGAAACATATCATCTTGACATTTGTTTTTATTGGTAATTTCGCTTTCTAACTGCATGACAATATCGCGTTGCGCCTTGCCAAAATCATCAAAATTAAAATGTCGCGCCTGATTTTTTGCGCCTGTGGCAAGGCATGGAAAACAACCGACACGGTCAATTCCTTTTCCAGCTTTATAAATTGGGTTTATTTCATCGCCTAAAAAGTAAACAACATCAGTAAAAGACCAATCTAAAATAGGCAGTCTAAATGTAACGCCCTGTTTATGTAAGTATTGCGGATAGCTGGCTAACACGTCATGAGGGGCGTATGTCTCGGTATTTATTTTATCAAGATAGCGTTTTTCCCTGTCGTTGCTTTCACCTGCCCTCATGCCGCACCAGACCTGAAACCCGCCTTGATTTCTCGACAATTCATCATAAAACTTTTTTGATGGTTGTATTTTTAATTGGTCGGTACAAAAACGGCTTACGCCATTGGGGAACATATTGTGCTTACGAACTTTTTCAGGGACGCTACCTGCGCATATCGTCTCTATTTTTACCCCGTACATTTTGCTAATGTCTTTTATGTGCTGATACGTCAACGGATGCTCGAATTGAGTATCACAAAACAAGCCTAAAATTTGTTCAGGTTGATAAGTTTGTAAAGCCAATTTTAAACACGCTTGGCTGTCTTTCCCGCCACTAATCGGCACAACTATTTTTATTTGATTAAGCATTTCTCATATCCCCATATCCAGCCCACTCACACGATACAAAACGGTAATGATTTTCACTATGCCCGCACTCACGGCATTCTCGCTCACCTTTGCCAAGCACATAAACAAAACGGTGAGTTGTACACACGAAGCCTTTGCACGGCTCAAACGGTTTACGCACAAAAAAAACTACGCGGTCGCCGTCTCGCATATCCACGCTATTGTCACATTGGGCGCGTTGGTTACAGGATTGGTTTGTGCAGTGTGTCACTTAAATAACCCAACAAAAAACGACTTAACTTCATCAGTCAACGTCATCGGCTGTAAATTACCAGCGTTATAGATATGTATCAACCCGCTGTGGTCTTCTTCTAAACAGTACCGACACGCGCCGCTGGTTTTGTTAAATACTCCAACTATTGTGCCGCGCATTAAGTAATCGCCTGTTACTTTTTTGGCGCGTTGACCAACTTTGTATTGCGGTACTTCTTGGTGGTTATACGCTATCATCGTTCGTACTCCTTTATCAGTTCTTCAATTGCTTGTATTGCCATTATTAAAACTGGCTGGCTATCTGATATTTTTGCAGACATAGCGATATTTGATAGCGCAATTTTTTTATTATTATCATGCTCTGCACGATTTAATTTTGTTAAATTCAAATCAAGAAATTCATAATAATACGCGTTACTCATTCTTTGCCGTTGCACTATTTTTAGTTCAGCATCAATAAACCAGATAGCCTTACGCAATTCCTGCACTGGGTCATCTTTTTGACCACACCGCCACACATATTGAAAAGCCTGAGCTAAACATCCGCTAAGATGCTTTGAAAATTCGATGCACTCAATGCCAGACGGGTGGCTAGTGTAATGTTTTGGGTGATTTACCACGTCTTCACGCGTTGCTAAATTATCGGCTGTCATGCTCTTGCTCCAATTGTGTGATTAAGATGTAAAGCTCTTTGCGTGTACGAACCGCATAATGAGTGCCATCGGATAGCGTAACATCATAGCGCGGTGCAATGGTTATTTTTGCGCCTATTGCTATTGCGCGTTCGTTAAGTTTGCGCTGTTCGCTTTCATACTCTGTCATTTTTTATCCCCTTGTGTGCTTAATTTGCACGCTATCATTGTTTAAAGGCTTTACCGCGTGACATACGTCACACACTCGCCGTTGACTTGATACTTGCATTCGCCAGTAACAACAGCTACACAACCAGCATGACGGTTTTGCGCCACGTTGTGACAATGGCGGCAATGGTACGCCGCTAACTGTTTGGGCGGTATTTTTGCAGGTATCCAACCAGTTGCAATCGTTGCACTTGCTCACAGTAACACCATCTCATCATAAATCTGTCTCTCAGTTTTGCACACAGTAGTACTGACAACAAGGTCAAAAGAGCGTTGTATGCTTTGATACTCGTTAAACACTATCGGCAGTTTATGCAGGTCTGCATATCTGTATACCTGCTGCATTGTCACGTCTTCAACGTCTTCGTCATGCCTGATGATCATATCAATGTCTCAGCAATCAACAAGAAAACAATTATCACCAAACCCACCCACACAACAAGCGGCATGGGGCGGCGTGATGGTCTGTTTTTTTGGTCTATCATCCAAATATTACTCATTGTCTTTCCTCAAAATTGCGCATCCTTGCGCATGATTAATTAAAATTCGATTTTTAACGCGCCTAACTTATCAGCACAGGCTAAATTTACTACGGTTTCAGCTTGTTCCTCAGTCAAGCCAGCGTCAATAAGCGAATTTTTTACTTGCAATTTAATAGCTTCTCTGTGCATTGCATTTGCTGCGCGTTTATCATCAATGGCTTTCTGCTTAGCCGCTTCTTCTTCAACGCGCTTGCGTTCGTCTTCAATCGCTTGCAATCGCTCACGTTCAGCCTTTTCTTTTGCAGTAACACGCGCATTCTCGGAATCAATCAACCGCTGTTTTTCCAATAACTCAGCGTTTTCTTTAGCAATCCTCGCATTTTCAACGGCTTGTTTTTCGCGCTGTTCGGCTTCGAGTTTTTCGCGTTCTGCTTTTGCCAATGCGTCTTTGTTCTCCTGTTCAGCAGCTAAACGACCTTGTTCGACCAGTTTAGCTTCACGCGCTAAACGGTCTTTTTCGTCCTGTTCGGCTTGCTTGGCTTTCGCAATTTCAGCCTTTTCTTTGTCAATGTCAAACCGTTCGTTCATTATGTGAGCTTCATCCCATAACAAAGAAAACAGCCGCTCTGCTTCAATTCTCTCTTGTTCTGCTTTTTGTTCGGCTTCAATCCGTTCATTTTCAATCCGTTCGGCTTCTTCTTTTTCTGCTTTTATCCGCGCTTGCTCGGCTTCCCATTCGGTTAGTGGCTGCCTTACTTCATCGCGCAAAGCATCTAAAAAATCCCGTGACCGCTTGCGGCTTGCGTCAATCAGTTTTGGTATTTCTTTCTGTTTATCAGCAAGCTCTTTACCAGCTTTTTCAATCGCCGCTTTAGAGCTTGATACTTTAGCCGCGATTGACGCTATTTCAGCTCTGCCCTTAGCCGTTGTTACATCTGGAACAATAGATCGTGCTTTTCTAGCTATATCAGACAATATACTGTCAAGTTCTGTTTGTTCGCCTGCAAAAACATTAAGTGCATTTTGTTGCTGTATTACTACTAATTCGTTACTCATTGTCTTTCCTAAAAAATTATAAAAATCTAAAGTTTAGCTTTATTTGCTTCCATTCTTGCCCAAATAACCCGTAGCCATCGGTCTGTACTTGAGTCGCTTACACCATCGAACCAGCCAGTCACTGTAAGCACTCTAATCACGGACTCGTAACTACTGAACTTTGTTGTAAATTCATTAACAAAATAGCTCATTTGCCCTAGATGAGCTAAAATTTCACAGCGCGGACTACACCATTCTTGGTAGTGTGAGCCGTCATGATGTTTATTGCAGTGTGAACATATGGGGCGCGTGTCTTCTGGTTCATCGGCGGTTAACCAAACCTCGCGCATATCGTCAGCGTTAATCTTAGCCACGTTCGCCTCCAAAGGTATTAACTAAAATATCGAGCATTTCATCAATGCGTGATTCGTATGCCCCGACTGCTTCAATTGTCCATCGACCGTCATACATTGTGAAAACTGCGGGCTGTGGCGTGGGTATTACGAAAGCATCATAATAAATGATTCCTGAAAAAGTAGGGTTTTTATAGTGTGTGTGTAGTGTGAAAAAAAGCCCGTCAATTTCTTCATAAGAAGGAAATGATTTTGTTATCTTTTGCTCTATGGCGCGGATAACACCAAAGTCTTTTTCTAGCTCTGTGGTAATAATATTCATTTTGTTCTCCGATTTATTAACCCGTCACTATTTTGTGACGTTGGGTAAATGATAGCACAGTGATTTGAATAAATATACAAATATATAAAAATATATTTCATTAGAAAATAAAAATACAAACACTTACCAACTGATTGTAGTATTGACGCGGCTTACAAGGAAATGCTTACCAACTTACTTACCAACTAAACCCAGTAATAGCGCGGCTTGTAGGCGGTTGGTAAGTTGGTAAGTTGGTAAGTGTTAATTATTTTTTCTATATAGAAAAAACCTACCCTTACTTACTTACCAACTTACCAACTGCATTCTGTATGGGCTGAGAGGGTGTTGCGTTTTTTTGAACCCACTTACCAACCGCATTCTATATGGATGAGTTGGTAAGTGCTTAATTTGAACTATTCGCTTAAGAATAAGGGACTTGCTGAGGATATTGCGATGTTTTGTAAAGTATGCGCGTCCTTGCACATAGTGTCAATTATCATCTAATAAAAAACCTTCTACCCTTGCGCCCTCCATTACCTTTGTTGTTTCCATCACTCATACTGATAGTAATCTCTTTCATCTTCACCAGTTGGTGAATCAAATCTTCCTTTTCCGTGTCAGATAGTTTTTTATAAGCCGCACAACACAAGCAAATATAGCCCTCCTTTACACCTTCAACACCTGCCCTATGGATAATAGACAGCACTCTGCTCATAATGTCTGGGGCAACATCCTCGCTTGATCGCTTACTAAGTGCTTCCACAAGCTCACTAATGCGATAACACACATACTGACAGCATAAATCAGCAAGTTGCGCTGTAATAGCATCATCACCGTTCCACGCTGCTACAGTAGCCGCTAAATTGGCGAATTGACGCATTGCCCGACTATGCCAAGCGGTATTAATACCGCACGCATCAATAATCTTTTTACTGTACGCGCTTTGACTCACTGACCAATGAATAATAGATTGCCCACTTTCTGGAGTTTTTACGCTTGGCATAAGCGTAGTAGATTTTGAAGATATGTTTTTAACGTGTTCAGACAGGTTTTTAAAGGTTTCTGTGTCGGTCAATGGCTCATGTTTTTTTGCGTTGAAAACGAAATCTTCTGTACTGTTCGTCTGGATTAAAAACATATTGAAAATTCCATCTGAATTAGATGTTTTTCCAAACGTAAATAAATCATTCTCGCTAAAATTGGCATAAACATTAATAACTGGATTTTGCGTGGTTAGCGTTCCCTTAGCTGTTTTAAATTTATGCTGTTTTTTATCGTGAAATTGCGCTATTTCAGCCATAAAGCCATCAATGGCTAGTGATGACTGTCTTTGTCCTTGTCGTATCGTATGCCCTAAATCTGGCGGCATATACAGCAATTTGCAACTAGCATTAACATCAGACGTGTAATGAGTTATCAAGTCAATATGACTCATTCTATATAGCGCAGTGTCTTTGTCTATGTCAAGCTCAGTACATAACGCTTCTATGCTGTTATTAATATCCTGTAGCTGGCTAACTGTTGTCCCCACGTTTCCTATCATTAACGAGCATTTATCGCCGCCATCACTTAAAAACTTTCGACTTACAACATGACAAATAAAAGCGATTGCCGCGTGTTGTGTTGCTTTTGGTGAATAATGGTAAGTTGGCGCGTTAATATAGTCGCAAATCGCCGCTAGATGTTTAATTGGCAATACTGGATTGTCAAAAGTGGCGCGTGGTTCTGGTTCATAGTCAAAGTCGTGCTGTTCAATTTCCTCCGCCGTTGCTGCGCGTGGTGCTTCAAAATCAGGGTACACGACTTTACTCTCTGTCATTACCTGCCCGCCTGACACCTGCCTGTATTGTTCCTGCTCAACTGGTAGCTCTTTCCCGTGCTGTATAGCGTCATAAATAGTTTTCTGTTCTCGTTGTATTACTGCTGCATTATCGCTGTACTGTGTACTGATAGCATCGCTTGCATCGCTTAACGCTTGCATGACTTCATGCTCGTTTATTAATCCAGCGGCAATAAAGCCACCTGCCAGTTTACCGGCGCGTAGACGGCTGTTGTGATAATTACCCTGTCCAGCGTTTAGAATCAAATCACAACAGCGGTTAATGTATCGGTCTGCGTGGTTGCTAACGGAAGTCTTAACAGCCAGTGGAGCGTGAATATCTGGCTTATAATCCCATTGGGCAGAATCAAAAATAAAAGCAGGTGCGTCGGTGTTGATAAAAATATCAGCATCACACCCGACAAAGCACAATCGCCGCACGTCTTTACAGGCTTTGTCTATCGTCACATCGTACACAGATAGATAACGCTCAATTTGTGCAAACGCTCTTTTAAAGTCGCTGTCTTTTTTGATTAAATCATCAGGAATGCGTAACAATCCTTTTAAGCCCTTGCCAGACGGACTAAGCCATAGTGCGTAAATTTCTGGAATATCATGTGCCAGTTGCCATTTAACCGCTTTTGGATCACTTAATCCATCAATGTCGATATGGAATAAGCCGTTTGACTCGGTAAAGCCGCTGTTTATTACCTTGCCGCTAAACTCGCCGTTTAATGCCCAGCTTGGCAAGTGTCGCTTTGCTTCGGTGTATGCTTTCTTGTCGGTGGCTGGCGGCAACGCTTCAATAATGCTTTTATAACGTTCTGTTTTAATGTCGCTCAATACATCTAAAATATTGATTGTTTTAAAATTATCGGGCGATGTAATACTGTGTACTAATGCGCATTTCATGTTAAAATCTCTATTGTGATTGGTAAGAAGTGAAACCGAATAAGCGTGGTGGCTTATTCGGTTTTTTAGTATAAATCATCACGACAAAATAATAGCGTTATATTTAGCCCTTGAGAGTGCGGTATAGACACAGCGGTTAATAATATCAATCGGTTCAGGCATCCTGTACACGTCAATCATATCTACAAAAACATTATCCACGGTGCTGCCCTGTGCTTTGTGGACAGTAGAACAATACGAATGCCGCAAATCAGCAAACCTGTCACGCAACAAATACAGTTCACCCCATGAATAACCGGCAGTCACGCGGGGATTGTTTAAGTCGGTTTTCAACATTTCAAGCCAGTTATTAAACTGGTTTCGGTCACCCGGTGTCAGATATTCGCCGTTGATTAAAAGGCTATCAATCATCACTTTATGAGTGCCAATTTTTACAAGTTCCTGTTTTTTTACTACCGATTCTACGGTTATTACGTCTCCGTTTTGTGCCACAACCTGCTGACCTTCTTTTTTTGCCGCTTGAAACGTCAATTTTTCCCCGACACAATATGTCTCTGAATCAGGATAGATACTTGTATGGACTAGTGCGTTAATTTCATCGACACGCCTGTTACTGTACGCGACTGCCAACGTTTCAAAACTGCGCTTGTCAGTAAACGCACTAATCAGCCATTTCTCCCATTGTTTGCCGTTGCTGGTCGTAACCACGCCCACGTTAAGACCTTTTTCATCGTCTCGAGCCTGCGCTTTAAAATCGGCAAATTTAACCATTCTACTGTCACCAGTATCTATCGCCATACGCATAGCAGTTAATAATTTATGGATAGGATTTTCCGCGTTTTTCTGCCGCATTTGCTCGGTTAGCACTATATGATTATCGCCAATGATTTTAAAAATAGGGCTGTGTGTCGCTTTAGGCGGTGGGAGTTGTGCATGATCTCCCATGCAAATGATTTTAATGCGCCCAAGTTGACGTAAGCGGTCACAAATATCATTATTAAGCATACTGCACTCATCAACGATTAAAACGTCATAATCGCCTGATTTGCACCGTCCTTTTTTATCTATCGTCACTTTACCAGTCGCTTCATTGACAGTAAGCCCTAAAAAGCTGTAAATGGTCATGGTTGCGTCAACTGGACACCCGCTGTCACGCATTACCTTAGCCGCTTTATTCGTTGGTGCGGTAAACGCGACACGGAAACGGCTATTAATCGACTTGATAGCAGTGGTTTTACCAGTTCCGCCTGCCCCGAATATTCCGTAAAAACTCTTAAAACCCGCTGACTCTATATAGTCAACTGCTTGTTGTTGCTTTTCGTTTAGTTCAATCATTGCTTTTCCTATTATTTATTGTTTGTGAGTAGATATATTAACACAAAAATATATTTGCATTTATATTTATTCATGATAAACTAATGCCGTACTTAAGAAAAAGGAGGTACAAAGTGAATTTTAAGAAAACGCCTGTAAAAATTGAGGCGACCATGTTTAGCAAAATTAAAGCACATTGTGTGCTGCTTGATATTGGTCTATCTGAGTGGATAGCTAACGCTGCTATCGCAATGTACAAAAACGAAACTGCTGCCACATTGGGGAAAGGTGAAACAAATGAATATCAAGACGAACATGAAAGCCATCATGTATAAAAAAGGCGTTATCGATTGTATTAAACTCGGTGTAAGCCGTTCAAAAAATACAGCTTATCTATCTGGTTTTGGTCGGCAGTATGAACGTGACCAACAAATTAGTGGTGTGTGTCATGGCTAATTTAAACGATTTTTTACAGGTTAAAAAACCTGTTCGCCACTTCAAAGCGGTTTTTTATTCTGCCCCCGGTGTTGGCAAAACCTATTTAGCCGCACATTCTGAAAACCCTGTTTTTTTGCGCACCGAAGATAGGCACCGTTATTTACCTGTCGATTGCGCAATGTTGCCTCTGGTCACAAGCTTTCGTGGTGCTGGTAATAGCGATATTAGTTCACTTGTTGAGCAGTTTCACTTATTGGAAACCACTGAACATGATTATAAAACACTGGTTATTGATGGACTGTCAGGTATTGCCGATATTTTTAAAAGCCACATTTTAAAGTCACGCACAAAGCAAGACGGTAGCGCGGCTAAGTCACTAGAAGATTTTGGATACAATTTGGGCTACAGCTATGTGATTGAATTGTGGACGTGGTTTTTATCTACGCTTGATCGCATAGCTGAAAAACGCGGTATGAACATTATTTTATTGGCTCACGCTGTAGTTAAAACGCACAAAAGCCCAATAGCTGGCGAAGATTATGACATTTGGGCGTTAAATCTGTTTGACCAAAAAAACCTAAGTGCAGAAAAGCAGGTCATGCAGTGGGCGGACTTTGTATTTTTCATGAAGCGCGAAACGGTGACAGTAGATGTCACAACAGGCGTAGGAAAAGCGCGTAAAACCGTTACAAAAGCCACCGATATTAATACCGAGGTAGCACGCTGTTTATTCACTGAAGCGCGCTCTGCTTTTTTTGCTAAAAATTCCAATCCTGAGGGGATGGAATTTATGTATGAACTAAATGGTGGTGCCGATTGCGCTACAATTTTTAATTTAATGAAATAAGGAATAAAACCATGTCATTTCTAAAACTTGATACACGTCCCACAGCCCTTCCAGTAATGCCAGAAGGTCAATATAAATTAGTCTGCACAAATGCCGCTTACACGCTACGCAACAAAGACCATGAAATATCACAATCCAATGTAAAAGGCTTGCTTTGTTCGTTCCAATTCAAAGCCAATGGCAAAACAGGCGAACTGGTACACAATTTTAATCTTTTTCATGCCGATGATGCTGTTCGGCGCATGGGTGTTGAAGATTTTGGTGTTATGTGTAAAGCAATGGGTTTTACGATTGATGCTGCAAGCGGCTACGCATTAAACGCTGCGGGTGAAATTGTCGAACCGAAAGATTTAAAAGGCAAAACTCCTAACGCTCATATTATCGTGCGTGACCACTGGCAAAACGCCGACCAAAAACAAAATGTTGTTAAGT